TCGAGTGAATCAAGTACATCTAGCACTAGCGTATCGTCTGTATCGAGCGATAGCTCAGAATCGAGTGAATCAAGCACTAGTGTACCGTAAATAGTATCGTAGTAACGAATAAATAACTTGTAAATTATTAACTTAACAAGGAGTAAAACATGCCTTTAGCGGATCCTACTTCAATTATAGTAAGAGGCGCATTACAGGATGTTTCTATCCAGTACCGTAATTTGAACTACATAGCGGATAGTGTTTTCCCGTTAGTAGATGGTATCGGTAGAAAAACAAAGGTGGCTAAGTATCAAAAGGGACCGTGGTTCAGGGATGAAGCCGAGGTAAGAGCACCTGGTTCTCCTGCCCGTGTAGGTAGTTTCACGATGGCAACCCAGAATCTTGACCCGATCAATTATGCGTTCGCAGCCGAAGTAACGGATGAAGAGCGTGAAGAAGCAGTGAAACCTGGCAATCTTCCGATTCAGCCTGATATTGATGCTGTCGAATATATCGCCGACAAACTTGATATGAAACGTGAAATCAGAACTGCTGCCATCATTCAGGCATCTGTATGGTCTGGTGTTTCGGCTGGTGGTTCTGATGCAGAAGGTAACTGGGGACACGCAACAGTAGGGTCAGATACTTTTCTTGCTGATGTAAGAACAGCAAAAGATACTATTCTCAGCAATACTGGTATATTGCCAAATACTCTTTTACTTGACTGGCCTACATGGAGTAAAATCAGTGTAGCACCGGCTCTTCAGGCGCTTATTTATCCTACCGTACTACCGGGTGCATCTTTAACACCTGAGTCAGTTGGTGGGCTTATTGGTCTGAATATCATCGTTGGTGCAGGCGTAAAGAACACGGATGAGGAGACTATTCCTACAGATTCATTCACATCTCAGTGGATTTGGGGACCGAGTGCAAATCCTACAAAGGGTGCTGGATTCATCTATTACAAACCGCCTGTTGTTGGTTTGAAAGTTGCATCCGCCGGTTATCAGTATCGTCTCCGTCAGTCAAACGGTGGGCCTCGTCTTTCTACTCAGTGGAGAGAGAATGCTCGTCACGCTGACATGTATGATAGTCAGGAAGAAGTAGACATTGCAGCCGTCGGACTTGACTTGGGATATTTATACAAGGATTGTATTACTACGTAGTAGTAAGTGGTTGATTTTTATATAAAGTTTCGTAGTGGGAGTTGGAGTTACCTGACAGGACTTTGGCTCTCACTGTGAAACCCTAACAAGAGGATATGCCATACAATGTACGCATCCATTGTGCAACTAAAACTTTACATGCCCCCAGAAACCATCCGGCAGTTAACGGATGATTCAGGGTCAGGAGTTATTGACGAAGACATCGTTGATGAGATGATCGATCAGGCGCAAAAGTTCATTGATGGATTTTTGCAAGGGCGTTATCCTGCCGATATGGATGATGCCGATGTCCCTGAAATGATTTCAGATATATGCGTTAAACTCACAGCATATAACCTTTATAGACGAAAATTACAGTTAACGCTACCCGAAACAATCTCCAAAGATTATTCGATGTGCGTCAAACTTTTAAATAAAATACAAGAGGGTAAGATTTCACCCTTCCCCTCATCAGATGAACCGACAGTAGTTATAACGAATAAGGCGACAACCGATAGAGATTATACATCAACCGTATGGGCTAAATATTAATGCTTGCTGATGTCTCACTTAAAATATTAGATAAGTTGAATGCCGCTGGGATTCAGACCAACCAGATCGACTTTAATGAGATTGTCGATAGGCAAGTTGGGGCATTAGAAAGACCGGCAGTTAACATCTCTATCAATCATTCGACCTTTCAAAAAGTGACGATGAATAAGTATAAGTCTGTATTTATTGTTTCATTATACCTATTGGTTCAAGATGTAGCAGGAGAAAAAGAAAGACGATTTAAAGTTTATGATTTAATTGAAGCAATAGTTAACTCATTGCTTTTACAGGATTTAGGGCTTGACTTACAGGATCATTTAAGACCACAATCGTATAACAATGTTACTGACAAAAAGTTTTCAGATGCAGGCTATGCTATTTATCAATTGGACTTTTTAGCATCTTTTAATTTCAGAAAAGAAACATCAGATGATGAAAAGGATTTAGGGGCATTGAGAACAATCGTATCAGATTATTTCTTACAGGATCCGAAAGATGATGGGGTGAGTGATGGTCAGACGATAATTACATTAAACTTGATGTGGGGTGGTTCACCCTGGGATACTTTGCCTGTCAATGAACCGATATGGGGTGGTAGTCCTGCTGATTCAGTTAATATTAACGAACCCATTTATGGTGGTAAACCTAATTCAACATTATAGGGATAAATTATGCCTTTAAGAACGCCGCAACAGCAAAGAAATGGGACAAGTACCCAGTGGACAGCAGCGAATCCAGTATTGTTAAAAGGTGAACTGGGATTTGAAACCAATACGGGTAAATTTAAGATAGGGGATGGGAGTAACAACTGGGCTGACTTGACATATTATCTCTCGACATATCCTACCGTATTGAAATCATATACAGTTGCGACAGTACCGGCAGCGGCATCATGGACTGCTGGGATGATTTATGTAACTGATGAAACTGGTGGTGCAATTCCTGCCTTCTCTGATGGGACAAATTGGAGAAGGGTTTCAGATAGAGCAATTATCTCTTAAGGAGTAAAGATGATTAGTGTAAAAACACCTAACAAAGATTTAGAATTCAGGGTACAGGGCAAGATGGCTAACAGCGAAAAGCCCATAAGGGTAACTGTTGATCATAATGTTCAATGTAAACTGAATGATGGCAGTCTTATTGAGGACAAGGTTGAGGTGAAGAAAGAAAATAAATCGAAAAAGAAAGATTTCAACCCGTCTCCTGCATTGTCAGAAAATGATGGTAGTAAATAGAAATTTTAATCTCTTGAAAACGAGGTGTCAATATGAGTAGCCCGAATATTTCCTTTGACAGCATCCCTTCGTCAATCAGGAAGCCTGGCCGTTATACTGAATTTAATACCAGCTTAGCAGTCAGTTCTCTCCCACAGAATGACCAGAAGGTGTGCATTTTAGCACAAAAAACAGCGTCCGGTTCAGGTACGGCCGATACGCCGGTAAGAATTTTTACCACAGCGGATGCAATATTATATGGTGGTACAGGTTCAATAGCCCATTTAGCGTGTAAAGCAGCACTTGATGCTAATCCAAACATCAAATTATGGTTAGCCCCAATTGATGATGCTGCTGGTACTCCTGCTACAGGTACAATTGTTGTTGCAGGTATCGCATCTGCTGCTGGTTCAATAGACATTTGGATTGGTAATGAGTGGATCAATATCCCTGTTGCAAATGGTGATGCAGTTAATGATATTGCTGCTGCTATTGATACTGCTATTAATGCAATCGAGTGGAAACTACCGGTCACATCTGGTGTTTCAACTGATACGGTAACATTGACAGCGAGAAATGATGGGCTACTGGGTAACAATATACCTGTTGCTTATCGCATTAATAATGTTGCTACGACTACACTGACCGTTACTCAGGTTGGTAGTGTAGTCGCTGGTGCAACCGATCCTTCAATCGCAGGTTCATTAACAAATATCTATCCTGCCGATTACAATAAAGTAATATGCACATTGAATGATGCGACCAATCTGGGGCTATTAAGCACCCATTTAACCAGTATTTCTGGGCCTACTGAGGACAGACCATGTACAGGTTACTTTGGCTATACAGGCGTTCAGGCGACTCTTGAAACTCTTTGTGGTACTACTCTTAATCAAGAACGTATGAGTGCTGCTTATAATAAGTACACCAAAACGACTGAACGTGGACATTCATTGGATTATGAAATAGCCGCTGCGTATACAGCAGTGCTTGCATCTGAAGAAGATCCTGCCAGACCACATTACGGGATGGTTCTACCTGGTATTGCCCCGTGTGCCCTTGAGAATCAGTTATCAAGGACTCAGCAGGAGAGTTGCCTAGAGAATGGTGTAACGCCTCTTGAGGTTGTACCGGGAGAACAGATGGCGATAGTACGTGCTATCACAACCTATACGACCAATTCTGCCGGTGTTGATGACGTTGCACTTCTTGATCTTACTACTATTTTCACTCTCGATTATGTGAAACTTGCCATTGAAACACGGCAGGCATTAAGATTTCCGAGGGCAAAACTGTCTGAAAGAACCCCTGAAAAAGTCAGGACGCAGATTATCGATGTGATGAAAAGACTTGAAACTCTGGAGATCGTAGAAAAGGTTGATGATAATCTTGATGGTATTATCTGCGAGAGAGATTCTTCGGATGCGAATAGAGTAAATTGTAAAATACCGACCGACGTGGTTAACGGATTAGCGATTTTAGCCAACCGTATAGATCTGATATTATGAAAAGATGTGGGGAGGGAGACCTCCCCTATATATTAACGATTATAAATAGAAGGAGTTAACAATGTCTGAATATGTAAATACCGTGAGGCTTGAGTTCAATGGTCAGACTTTTGAGGATTTCGAGTCATGGACTGATAACTCAGTTACATTTTACAAGCAGGTCAATCTGATGAACAAAACTGGTCACGCAAAGATGACCGAACGTTACGGGTTCAGTGTTAGTGTTAAGGTGCCTAATATCCCTGCTGACATCAACCTTGATAAAGTTAAGGATGGTACATGTACTGTCGTGTTTGGAGACAGTAACAGTACTAACAAAAAGCCAAAAAGGATTAC